CTAATACATCCTTTAAAGCATTAATTGCCCCACCAATAAGGTCTATACCCAATGCTCCCATTATATTCCCAATTAGGAAAAAAGCAACGGTAGAGATAGTTCCCCACGCCCATGCCCTTATCTTTAGAAAAAAGACATCAGCAGAATGCGCCCTTGAAAGGTCGTAAGCGAGGGATTGTTCATCTACTCCAAAAAGCCTATCAAGCAATTATATCACCATTAGGGTTCAATCCGTAAAAATTCTTCCGAAACTTCATCATACCCTTGCGCATAATAATTACTTCGGTTACTTTTCATAGATTCCCTAATCTTCTCTTTTTGCCTTTCGTCACGCTTTCGCTTTTCCCAATAAAAATCAATCTTGCGATTAAGAAGCCACATCTCTAACCTTTCATTAACAATTAAATCAAATAGTGCTTTTTGCATCATTATTACGCCCACCGTTATTAGACTAAATAATATTGCATGAGTGAAGGCTGTAAATGGTAATTCTATTCCATATACTGAATAAAAATATACATTCATTCCAGCCATTGCGCCTACATACATTATAGTCATTACTAATCTTGTGTCTTTATCTAATGCCGCCATTATATTACCTCAATTAAACTCCACAGTAAATTTAGTTCCCGTTCCAGCAACATGCGTTACATCAGCATAAAGTCCTGTTTTAAATATAACTCCATGCATATCTGCTTCTGCAAACGCCGCACCAACTGAGGCTAAACCCACATACAATAATCCAACCATATTACTATCAGCGCAAGCCCCTTGCGTTAAACAATCATGGAGAGTTACATATCCTGTATCTGTCCCTGTTGCATATCCATGAATACTAATTAATTTTCCTTCTCCAGTATAAACTAATTTATCCGCAGTAATTGCGAAACTACTCCTACATCCACCAATTCCGGTCACAATATTCCCTCTCGTTGGGAAAGCCTAAACTGATAAAGCGTATAAAATTACTCATCGGAAATAGTAGGTTCTTCTACTACTTCTTCGGAATCATCTTTCGCTGACTTAGTTAATGTTTGCTTAACTTTTGAAGTTATTTTAGATGTAGTTGATTTCTTTGGAAGTAACTTAGAAGTAACTTCACTAGTTTCACAACTCAATTTTATAGCCATATTTTCTAAAATACCATCTGGTATGTCTTTAAAATCAACTTCTGTAAAATCGACTTTAAGATTATGAGCATCCATATAGAGCATTGCTAACTTAACAGGGATTTCTTGTGGAGAATCTAATAAAAATGTCTGCCCATTAAGAGCAGTAAATTCTCCCCCCGCTTGAATAGTAGGTTCTAATAGCGTTAATGTAGCCAAAGTAATCGCCTCAGATTAAACCCCAAATGCGAAGTCTAAATGTTATATCATCCATGTTAGTTGCATCACTTAGCACAGCACAATCACCATCATTATCAAATAAGACTATTTTGATACTACTAGTGCTTGTATAAAGACCAGTGGCAACATTAGCGGTAGGGACTTGAATGTAAGCACCATTCGCCATACTACCATCAGAAACACCACCAGTTGTTCCAGTTATTGTTGCGGCTGTAATTGTGCTTAATCCTACATCGGAAGCATTGATTACATCTGCTGTATGATAAACAGTCATCTTCACGAAACAATCCACAAAGTATTCATCGCCACAAACCTTTGGGCGGGTAATTCCTTTATGGTCTGCTAGCATTGTTATAAATTGTTGAGTCATTTAAATCACCTCAGTAAAGGTTGGTAATTTTCCCCTGTCCCTTAAAGAAAGTGCATCCTGTCTCACCCATTGTACGGTAAAGTCCCCTGTTTCCTAGAACTCCAACACCGAATGGGTTTCCGTGTGAAATACCATCCTCAAAGTATTGAGTTGGTTTCATAGTTGCAAACCAAAGATGGTCTGTATCTAATAGTAGCATATCTGACAATTGAGTTCCACTATATGAACCGGTATCAGGCATATCCTTACAAGGAATTAGTGGGATATCGTAATAGGTTGAAACTCGGAATCCGACTTCTGCACCTTTAACACCCTTAACTCCATTATGAGTTGGGATAACTTCTTTGGTGTCGATAAATCGCTCTTGAGCCTGTAACAAGTCAGAAATCGCTTGTATGGTATCATACCCTGTTAGGATAACCTTTGGTGTTCCACCATTTAATCGAAGGTTTTGAATTGTTGCGTTTATTACAGTCAATGTTAGCGCACGACCAGCAGTTGCATAACTACCACCAAAGTTAACTTCGGAATCAAGATAAGAAGCAGCACTCCTTGTTGCTCCGTAAATAATCTTAGCATCGTCGTCAGTTGTTGCGAAGTTAGTTGTTCCACCTAATGCGGAAACATTGTGAATACCAGTAGTATCTGCTAATTCTGCAAATGAACTTACAATCTTCATTAGAGAAGTGTAGTTTTGGCGGATTAGTCCACTACTTGTATCTGCACCAAGACTATCATACAACTCTAAAGGCATGACCATCATCTTTGATTGAGATTCAGCATGGAAAGTTCCCATATCTTCACGAATCAACTTTCGTATGTCGCCAACACCATCATCAATCTTAGCCATTTCTGCGGCAAGTTCCGAATAATCGAATTGATGAGCAACAATCTTTGGGTTCATGTAAAGAGTTGCATATTCCGGTGCAAGAGATGCAAGAGATGTTGATGCAAGTGCTTCGTTTTCACCAACGCCACCTATCAAATCCGCATCAGGACTAGCATTTCCCATTGCATTTCCAGTTGTTGTGTTAACTGAGAAAGCCGCACCAGTACCACCTTGAGGTCGAGCAGTCATTACTCTCCAACCACTTGAAGTGTATGGCCTCTTAGGTAGAACCGATAGTGGGTTAATTTCTTGGTTAAGCATTGACCATACCTTTTGGCCATAAACCATATTGTAAAGAGCAGCAAGATTACTACCTGCTGTTCCGTTCAAACTAAGTGCATCACCACTAGAGCCAACAAATCCAGAGTTGATGGAAAATACTCCACCTGCACTCTTCAATAGTGAGTTTGCTCCTGTGCCGTTCAATCCATAACCATAAGTGGCTGCTTCTAAATCTTTAATTGTATTAACGTAAGTCATTTTTATTCCTCCTCAAATTTTCCCCTCAATGCTCTCGACAAAAGCATTAATCTCTCGCCAATCCATCTTAGCAATTTCTTCGCTACTTGGGATATTTAGTGCTGCAACTGTTTCTTCTTGCTTGCGAATAACTGTTTCTTGCTCATTTTTAAGAGAGTCAAGTAAGTCTGTAAATTGTTTCTTGAGTTCAGTAACTTCTGCTTTTGCATCATAGTTAGCCTTCTCAATTTCTTCGGTCTTAGAAACCATCTCATTATTAAAGCGGTCAGAGAAAGTAGACTTAACCTTATCAAAGGCCATCTTCTCAAGTTGTTCTGCCTTAAATTGACTATATGCCTTTTCAAGATTTTCTGCACTCAAATCCAAAGTGGATTGGTCTTCTAGTTTAGCCATATACTTAGCGTCTAATTGGTCGTGACTATCACTTACCAAGTCTCCAGCACGGCCAGCCTCAACTTGACCGGTTGGTAGGTCAGGATTTGATTTCATTTCAGTTCCTTCCTCTTCCGGCATATTAGGATTCTCTCCTCCCATGTATTCCATATCTTCGTCTGAGTCATTGGTGTCCAATGCTTCTAGTTCTTCTAATTCTTCTTCTTTTTCTAAGTCCGACATTTCCGTTGCCCCTGCTTCTATTTCCTCAGTTTTATCAAAGTTCTTTATATCCTTTTCTGTATTTTCTTCGGTTTTCTCAATAATTCCACCATTATTAATCTTATCCAAAGTCTTATTTAATTCTTCTAATGCGTTTTCTACTTCATTCATGTTATCACCTTTATCTTGCTTTAATATATTGAATTTCGCTTCAGGATTAATCCCCTTTTCACAAACAGTTACCTCATGTAATTCTAATTTAGAGATTTCATTATAATCTCCAAAATCTTTATGAGATTTTGTTTTCTTTTCTAATGCTTGACCCCCAATAGAAAAGGAACGTAATGAACCACTTCTAATATCCCTGCCAACTTCTTTAGCCTTTTCAATATCTTCTCTAATTTTAATTACTACAAAGAAACCAACATCATCTACTTCGGTTTTCCATAGTTTCCCACCCCTATCTCGATATTGAGGAATGACTTCCCCAACTTGAACATTAGAATGATTAGTCATTACATTTCGGAATTTAGGAACAGTCATATATTTTTTAACTGCTTCTCCTAGCGCATTTAAAGTTATTAAATCATTTTGTTTATCAACCATTTCTATGGAAGCATAACCCCCAATTACTAATGAATCGGATTTAATAATACTAAAAGAATCATTTCGTATGGGTTGCACTATTCTAGACATAACAGCAGAACTCATGCTTACTTTGAATTAAAACAACTATTTTAATTCTTCTGGAGTTAAATCAGCAAACTTATCATTAGTAATTTCCCAAATCCCATCATCACTATCGGACTCAACACGCTTAGTTTCTAATCCTGTCCATGCTAACCACACCTTTTCACCCTTTACAGGAATAACTCTCACATGAAATTTAGTATTAAATTTATTACCATCAAGTAAATACTCATGGTAGCCATGTCGTTGAACACCCAATTCAACTTCACCCGAATCAATTAATTTCCCTTTACGGAAATTAGTTTGAACTACTGCTGGAAACTTAGCGGATTTACCAAAGAGTGAAAATACATCTTCTTCGGAATCTATTTTAATTTCCCAACCAATTGTAACATCACTTAATTTGAATAAAATAGTAAGATTTTCATTTTCATTACGATATACCTTAAAATCACCCTTTCTATATTTATCTGGAGTCTTATAGGTTTTTTCTAACACGTCGGAATTAGCGATAAATTTTCCACTACCAAGATAATCAATATCTTGTTGATGACGTAACCAATTCATCATTTTCTTACCATTATTATCGAAAACATTGTTAAATTCTTTTGGTCTATGTTCTTGTGCGTATGATTCAATAGCAGAAAAAGGAGTTTCTTTACCTTCTTCAATAAGAAAATTGCGAATTGATACTCTCAAATAGGCTTTCTCATCTTTTAGCATATCTTCAATTTGGGTTTTCCAAACATCTAAATCCATAAGGGCATTCTTAGCCATAAGATTATTCTCTTCAAATCCATAAAAAGTAAAGCCATCTAATTCTCCCTTAATAATAGCAGTTGCATCACCATGAATTGCGTCGGAAATTGAATAACCCTTCTCTAACGCTTTAACATTATAATTAAGAGATTTTTTAGTATCTTTAGATAACATCTCTAATGTAATCAATTTATCGGGGGTTTCTACTTCAGGTATTTCAATAACTTTTGCAGAATAGAGAGTATAACTACCATCTTTATTTTT